CCATTATTAGAATCTGACGCTGACCCATCAACAACGGTGTACAGCGTTGAATTTATAAAAAGCGAATTATGTTCACGTGATACTGAAACAATGACAATTGTTGAATTTGATACTTGTGTGAATTACGCAGAGTATGAGGTTGGGATAAGTTATATAAGCATGTTCTTGGGCTTGGTAATAGGCTTTATCTTGGCTAAGGCGGTGGCTGACGGATGGACTTAGCTGTATTAAATACAAACATGTTAGGTATTGGCTTGTCATTAGGTGTTGTTAGTTATTTAACAATTTATTTTGTAATAAATGGAGTAAAAAATCTAATAGATCGAACTTGAGAGGGGGTGAAAATATGCAAAACGTATTCAATGCAAAAAACACAAAAGTATTCGCAGTATTAATAGCAATGGCACTTATGATTATGTTCCAAATGGATTTTGCGAGTGCTGCAACACCTGACTGGACAACTCAAGTAGAAACAGAAATGACTACTGCTGGTTCTGATGTAACTGGTTTGTTGCTTAAAATCTTAGGAATCGGACTAGGAATTTTCGCTCTACAATGGGGTGTCCGTAAAGCTATGAAATTCTTCAAAGCTACGACTAACTAAAATAATGAAACTGGAACTATTTTATAGTTCCTTTTTTTCTAAATCTATGGTGCGAAACGCTACGGCTACGACTGCGGGAGGGGGGCCCCCCCCGCACCGTACCGTACGGTTTGCACCTTTATTTTATAAAAAGGATTGATAAAAGTGAAAAAAGTAGCATTAATATTTTTCAGTCTAATTTTAATTATAAATATTACTTTTATGTATCCAGTGCGCACGCATGCAATTAGCATCGTTGGTAGTAATGCGGTCAAAGCTTCTGTTATTAGTTCTATGGAATCTGTGGGAATTAAATTTGCTAATAAGCAAGCTAAGGATAAAGCGTTTGACGCATGGAATATGAAAGCTTATCAAAAATGGAAGGAAGATGAAAAGGCAGGTCGGAATGCTGATTTATGGGCTCATTTTGAAAAAGTGCAAACAAGTATGGCTAATGCACCTGTACAAGCAATTCCCGACAAACCAGGCTTTGGAAGGATTTTATTAGATGCTACTTGGTTTGGTATGGCAATAGGCATTGGTGCAGATATTGGTTTTTCTATACAAGAACGTGCTGAAAATGCAGCTCATGAACAAATGTACATGGATTATATATCAAATGTACCTAGAGAATTTGAAGGTATTAGTTATAACAATTTTTTAGGCTTTTGGCACAAGTTAGAAGTGCAAAATCATGGAACTTACACTGGATACCAAAGAACTTATTGGTATACAAATGTGAATGGTCCTAATCAATATTTAAGTGGGTCTTATGCGCCTTTTTCTGACAGTAGTTATATTCATATCACTGCTTTTAAGATTAAAAATCAGGCACCAACATCTACAACCGTAAATATTAAATATGACATTAGTTCTTACAGCAACGGGCAACCCATTTTTATGAAACAAGAAAGGGATATTTCACTTGCTCCAGATTATATGGCTAATAATACAATTGGTGGGGGTATACCTTATCAATTAAAACCAATTGTGCCCGACATACCTTCGATTGTTCCGAATCCTTATGTTGAACCATTAATACGTCCTAATCCCGATATTGGGTCAGTACCACAAGTAATCCCTCAAACTGAACCTATTGAAATGATAATTCCAACAGGTGATCCGTTCGACGATAACCCGTATGTTGAACCATATGCACCACCTGGTAAAGAACCAGGGAAGGAACCAGAGGAAGAAGAAAAACCAGAGGAACCAGATGATGAAACGCCTAGTAAGGATAAAAACAAACAAGAACTAG